TATAATAAATACCAAGAGCATCTTTTGTAAAGTTACGAACCGTTACACCATCATAATAGTACACGCCTTGCTTACCAGCCCAAATAACACCACCACCAACTTGAACAACACTAGACGCGCATAACGTACCATCAGGATACAACTCTTCTAGACTAAACGTAGCCCGACTAGTTCCCTTAATAATAAATGTTTTAGACTCAGTAAAAATAAGCAAACCACTATTAGATCCGGCCATAGCCCGCATAGGCTCCTTGCCGGGAATAATAATACTATCCGAAGCGTCTTGACATAAGTTAACATTCTCAGCATTATCAACACCACTAAACACTACCCGGTTAATAAACGAATCATATTGTGAATCATTGCTATTAAAACTACCGAACCATTGACGGCCAGCGTATGTCGCATGAAAAATTCCCGGATGCGCCGCAGCAACCTCAGTATTATTAGACAGTGTTAATTGTCCGGGCCGCTGATCAGGACGCCGATAATTAATATCCATAGGATGCTTTAACGAATCATTACTATCAGCAGACTCATATAATGCTTCATCATTACGAATAATAAAATAATACTCATCACGAAGAAGATTATCCGCTGTACTAGTGCTCGTTACACTAACCTGTGTATTAGACTTTACTCCAGCAGAATCAATCTTAGCAACATACTTATGATCAGACTGACGATATACAATACTATTAACAGTACCAGAACCAACACCAACACGAGCAGCATCAAAGAAGCCCTCAAAATCAGAGCCAAGACGACCGCTTGTAAGCACAGTACCAGAAGGCTCGCACGTAGCCATACCACGACCATACTGATGGACAAACCCACGAAAACTCATATAACGAATTGTTTGACTAGGAGTATTACCAGTATCAGCCTCATACAAAACTTCTTTTTCAAGAGTAACATCAGTACCACTAACACTAGCAACACAACCAAGATACCTACCATCATCAATATTAAAAGCAAACATACCCGGCTCAACACCAGAAACAGTACTAACATGAGTAATTACTTTACTATCAGCATATAAAGTAGCATCAGGAATATTTGTCGTAGGCAAGCCCGCGCCACGCCAATACAACAAAGCAGCAACATTATCAGCAACATTAGTATTAGTAACATCATCAAAAACACTAATCCAAACGCCATCCTTATGAGCAGGCTTAGCATCAATAATAGTATTATTAATCCACTTATCATTTACAAGACGAGTTTTTAATTTAAACGGAAGTGTAATAGTTCCAACATGAGTAGGAACATTATTAGGATTACTATATACATAAACCTTACCATTGCCACCGGGATAATCACCGTCTGTTTCAACACCAGCAGCAACAAACACGGCACCACGCCAATCGTTATCAGCAGTATAATGCTCACACGCACCAAGAACAGACTCGTTAGTATCAATCTCTGTATTCGCTCCCCACAAAGAAAGCGGACCGCGCATCCTCGTCTGCCCCGGACGATCAACAAGAATGTCCTGCATCCAACGACAATACATATCATCAACAAAAACAGGCGGAGCAGTAAGATTCATCCCCCTTGGAGCAGGAGGCAAACTAGTAAACTCTAAAGGCATACTTGCCTCCTTTCAAACTAAAAGAGAAAATAATCATTATCCAATACTTGAATAGTATCCGTACGATCATACTGCTTAGCCCACAAATCATTCCTAGCAATTTGAAGACGAGACTCCATAACCTGTTGTAGCGCAGCCCCTTGCGGATCATCATTAATAAAATACGCCTTACTAAGCGCAGCATACAACACAACACTATCATGTTTAAACGGCCATAAAATTTCAGAGTCAGCACTATCCTCAATAAGAGTCGTAGGCTCTGTTAAATAACGAATACGTAATTCAATAGACGAAGAAGGCGTAGGCCAAATATAAAGATCATCACCAACAAAATAATAATTTGTAGGATTACCAAGGACATCAAGATCAGTAACATAAGTCTTTAATTGTTCGTCTGATCGAATCGGAGTAAGAATAGTATTATTTGTCTTATTAACAAACGCCAACACTTTGCCTAAAGCATTTGTAGCAAAACCACTAGGATTAATAGCATTACTATTGGCAGCCTGTGTAAAGGACAATTGAGTCTCCAAAAAAGGCCAAGGCTCACGCAAACACAACTCCTTATGAGCATCATCAATAAGACGCGCAAGCGTAGTACGATCAAGATCGTCAAATCCATAATCCTCCATAGTATCAATCCAATCACTCATGATCGACATTAGACTTCACCTCCTTAGAATAACTCTTAATAATAGGACTCTTACCATGTTGACGCATCATAAACTCAATATGCTCAACACTCTCATCACGCGCTTCATCAGCAACCTTACGAGCATCATCCTTAATCTTCTGCTGAGAACGCATCACATCATCATAAATCTTATTACCATGCCGCATACAATCAGCAGCAATAAGACGTTCCATAGCCTTATGAGGCTCAGGAATAGTATCTTGAAACCCTAACACAGGATACGGCTGTTGACCCTTAGGCATCTTAATAAAGATACACCAATCACCCGTCTCCTCATTACGAGCAAACATAAGACGCTCATCATACTCGCGCACAGCACGATCAACACGATACGCCTCATAATTCATAGTATTAGGTAACCATAAACTCATTAGCAATCCCACGCCCTTAACGATTTATTAATACGACTATTCGGATCATTCGCCGTCTTAGCCGAAGTTAACTTCTTCTTCATGCCCGTCATACGAGCACAAAAACTCTTACGCCTAGCCGCAGCCTTACTAGACCGCTTAGCCTCAGCCAACTTAACCGGAGGTTTCAAACCCGGCTTACCCGGATTAGCCCTCTTATACGCGGCACGCCCCTTAGCATTAAGACCACCCTCAGGATTTTTACCCTCTTTACGGGTCCACGCAGGCGTACTCACTTCTTCCCCTTCATCTTATTATACGTACTCCAAGCAATAGCATACACTTTAGAGTCAGACCAAGAAGGGTTATCCTTCTTAAGCGACTTAACAATCTCATCAACCTTAGCAGGCATACAACCCCCCTTAACAATAATTAGGGTGGAGGGCCGAAGCCCCCCACCCCCTGTTCTTAGTAGCCGTTAGTGTCCGTAATGCCCGTGATCACAACCTGATTGTTGCGCCGCGTAGCACCCATGTTCATGTAACGAACCATGAACGCCTCGAAGGCGTCCGTGTCCGAGGCCTGACGAAGCGTCTGACCATCGGCATCAAGGAAATGCCAATCCTGATCCGAGAACACCTTAATGGTGGACTCGTCCAGAATATGAATCTTACCCCAAGGGGCATCGATATCAGCAATAAGAGGCATCCCGTTGTACGAGAGCGTCTTAAAGCCAGAAGCATAATCCAGCGTATTCGGCTCATTGTAGCGAACCAGATCCGTCAGCGCATTATAGAACTTGCGCTGAACACCAAGGGACGTAATCATCACCGACGGAGTGCCACCAGCAATGCGGACCTTATTCAGAGCAATCTGAATATCATCCAGCGAGGCGTCCGGCGACCAAGCAGCCGTAGCCGTCACGGTTTGAGCGGCCCACCACTCCTTACCCGGATCCGTAGGATCAATACCACCAAGACCCGCCGTAGCAGACACGATACGAGCAAGACCATCAACCTCGTCCGACAGGGCATACGTGCCCGGATTGGTAGGACTCGGATCCACCGCCTCAGCGTAAACCTTCACGCCAGCACGAACCAGAACATCGGTGTCAGCCAACTCCGAAGCATCATCAACCGTGATCTCAAGATCCTCAACATCAACAGCCGTAACCTCAACCGCGCCCGAGGTCGTCTGCTTAGTCGTACCGTTATACGCATCCAGAAGCATACCAACATAAATCTGCCCCTTAGCAAGCGGCTCCTTAGAAGAAACCGTCACCACATTACCAACAGGAGCACCGTCAATAGTAGCGATAGTAGCCGAACCATCACCATAAACCTGACGAGCCAGATCCTTCTGAAGATCAGTACGAAGACCGTCCAACTCAGACTTAAGCGACTGAAGGAACGAACCCGCCTCGCTCTTCGTCTTAGCCATCGACGGACCAGTAACCGAAGCACGACCATACAGATACTTCAGATCATACACGGCCTTCTCGTACGTGTACGCACCCGCCGCGGGCAACGACGCGCGCTCAGCACGCGCACCAATACCTGAAGTACGGGAGGCCGACAGCGGCACATACGCCCGCTTACCGACCAAATCCTCCGAACGCGACTCAAGCCGCGACAGGAGAAGAACTTCCTTATTCAACTGCTCAACAACCGGCCCCATGTAAAACTCCTTGAGGATGTTGCTAAGCGTAAGAAGATCAGCACCAGCCAACCTAATCACCTCCAATAATAGAAAACATTATTGAAGATTACGAACCGCTTCCATCGCAGCCTTATGAGCATCATCAAGGCTCGCAAACTCCTTGCCCGGAACACTAGCCGGAGCACCACCCGGACTCGTAGCCCCCATAGGAACCTGCTTAGAAGCAAGATACTTATTAAGAATACCCTGCTCCATCTGATGATAAATCTGCTGAGCAGCGAGCAAATCGCCCTCAGTAGAATACGCAAGATTATAAATACGCTCAATATCATCATCAGTATAGTGCTGATACTGTGCCCTAATCTGCGCCTCCTCTTGATTCAACTCCTCAATCATAAGTTGATTCTGTTGAGCCTCAAGCATTTGGTTTCGGAACTCACGCATATCGTTGAGTTCCTGAGCCAACTCAGGCGGAAGGTTATCGTAACCTTCACCATTATTGGGAACAACACCATCAGTCTGCGTCTGTGCTGGCATCGGCTGCTCCATCTGCGGCGATAAGTGATTCGCAAACTCCCGAGCAAACTCAGGATCTGAATCCAACCGCTGAAGGAATCCAATCGCGTTCAAAGCATCTTCCGGATTAATCCCATACTCATCGAACTGACTAAACAACTTACGCTGCTCAGACAACTCTTGAGTCTTCCTAGTATAATCCGCCTGCATATTCTTATACAATGCCTGCAAATCATCAGGAAGGTTTGTCGGATCCAAACCAGTAAACGAGTCCTCAACGACCTGCTCCTGCACAGGCACAGCCTCAACAGGAGTGTCGCTTACGGGTTGCTCCTCTACAGCAGAATCCGCAAACAGCGCCTCAGTAGCGCCTTCAATATCAATATCCACTATCTACTCCTTTGGTTTAGGGAGTCCCATTACGGGTTGCTCCACAACTTCCGCATCAATAATATCATCAGTACGATTCTCTGCCGTACTAACGATACCCTCTACAAACGCACCCATAAGTTCCTTAACCTCAGTCTTACTAGGAAGCACATACGTATTCTCCGTACGCTTTGTAGCAAGACCAGAGGCAAGACGAATCTTATCATCCATAATACCAACTACTGTGGCGAGAGTGCCCAATTGCTTCACTTCTGCATCAGGAATAAGTTCCTCTAACTTAAGCATCGCTTGCTCTCGCACACGGTTGGCATGATTAACGAACTCATAAGCCGCGTCTGCAATCTTACCTTCAATCTCTGGAGGAGGACCATTCTCCTCCCACTCCTTCACCCAATACCTCAGCGTACCATGCGGCACACCAAACTCGCGTGAAGTCTTACGAGTATTCTTATTGTTTGTAATCCACTGAACATAAATCTGCGCCTTAGCATCATCAGTCCATTCGGTCCTAGAGGCCAACCTTCATCGCCTCCTCCATTCGCATATTGCGCCGACGCTGACTAGCAAGCACCTCCTCCTCCAGAAGTTTATTCAGCAACTTCTGTTGAACATCAGATTGCTCACCAACAACACCCTCTTCAACATTCGGCTTATCCTTATTGTCAATAACCACCGTATCAAGCGGCGGCTCCAACAACTCCTCCGGCGACACATTCTCAACACCAGCCTGATTAAGCATCTTAGAACCAACCGTAGGACCAACAGCACCACGAAGTTGCAGCGACACACGAGGCGGCTCGCCAGTAGGCGCAGCCTCAGCCGCAACAGCCTGCTGCGTCAATTGATAATGAGTAAAGAACCTAGCCTGAACATCGGGCGGCAACAACTCAAACTCTGGCGACTTCATATACAATGCATGAGTCTCCAAGTGAGCAGCCTTATTCTCAAACGGCAACGGCTGCAAACCAGCATCCATCGCCTGCTGCATCATATTCGGATCCATAGGAACAGGCTGACCCGTCTCAGGATTAAACTCAGGATTCTGCATCTGCATCATAAGTTGCGCCTCAGCATCCTTAGCAGCCCCAATATTAATCACATCCCCATCAATCAACTTATCATGCTCGCGCATAGCCTGATCCTCATCCGCTTGGAATTGCGCCTGAAGATTCTTAAAGTCCGCCATATCAAGATACTTATACGCCTTAGCCGGACTAATAAGCCCCATGTTAAGCATCTGGAATACACGAGCCTGCTTACCAGCACGAGTACGCGGAAGGCCAGAACCAGCCTCAACCTTAATCTGAACACCCGACAAAACATCAGCGTGCTCAAACAACTCAACACGAGGCTTAGAACCAGCGCCACCATTAAGCATCATCATACGAGGCTCAGTATAATACTTCTGAGCAAGAGCCAGCATAAGATTACCAGCCCGCTCCAATGACTTCTCCATCATAAGAATCTGCGGAGCAAGGCGATCAACAGCAGCCTCCTGCAACAAGTCAATAGCCACACCAGCCTCAACATTCGGAGGCACAGTACCCTGCATAACCTCAGTCAACCCGAAAATATCCTTCAACCGTTGACCCATATCCTGCAAGTGTTGAATAACATAACCCGGCAAACCCGGAAGCGGAATAGCCTCAGGCACCTTACCAGCCACAGGATTATACTCAAAGATAGCACCCGGCTCATCCGTAATACGCTGACGCAAAGAACCCACCGGAGCCAGCATCTGCGGCTTCAACGTAAGATTCTTATACTCCACAATCTGCGACAACGTACGATTCAACTCCTTCTGAATCGGCACAGCCTGCTCAACAACACTCGTATCCCACAACTGTCCCGGAATACGAAGCCCCGGAAACTTCACAAGCGGCAACTCCATAAACGGGTAAGGCCAAGGACCATCCCACAGAATAATATTAGGCTCCTTCGTAAACACCACAAAGCGACCCTCAGGCTGCTTAGGAGACGGAAGGAAGTAACCATAA